CTGTACGTAATCTATTGCAGACATACCAAGACGACTTCACACCTAACCTTAAGTTAGATTTTGGTGACATATCCATTGAGCACTTACTCAAGGCTAATGATATACAATCGCAATGGAAGTGGAACATACCGAGCCTTGCACGTAGAGTAGAGGGCATAAGTGGTGGACATCTTGTTATAGTGGGAGCACGTCCTAACACAGGTAAGACTAGTTTTCATGCGTCAACAATAGCCGCACCTAATGGATTTGCATCTCAAGGTGCTAAGTGTTTGATATTATGTAATGAAGAGGCTTATGAAAGGGTGGGAGCACGTTATCTTAGCGCCGCATCATCTTTATCTATGGAAGAAGTTAAGGGTAACTATTCTTTAGCCGCATCAAGGTATGAACCAGTACGTGAGCAAATAGAACTCTATGACAGTACAGGTAAGGATATGTCATGGGTTGAGGCTATCATCAAAGCATACAAGCCTGACATTGTTGTGTTAGATATGGGAGATAAGTTTGCCGTTAAGAGTAGTGATAAGTCTGATGTCTATCTAAAGAATGCGGCAATACACGCACGTAACATAGCCAAGCAATACAACTGCGCTATTATATGGATGTCTCAACTATCAGCAGATGCAGAAGGTAAGATCAATGTAGATCAATCTATGCTTGAAGGTTCGAAGACAGGTAAGGCGGCAGAAGCAGATCTTATGGTACTCATATCTAAGAACCCTGTACTGGAGCAGACAGAGGATGACTCTGTAGATTCTCAGAGGTACTTGATCTTAGCTAAGAATAAGCTTAAGGGTGGATGGCATGGTAAAGTTACATGCGAATTAGATGGAGCTAGGGCACAGTACTTAGCATAGAAAGGAGTAGACTATGGAATTAGTTCTTGATGTAGAGAACACAGTCACACACAGGGGTGGCAAGATGCACCTCGATCCTTTCGAGGCAAGCAATAAGCTTGTACAGGTAGGCATACAAGAAGTTAGATCAGGCAAGCAAGACATATATAACTTTGACCACTTAGAGGCTAATGATTCTGAGGGTCATCAGGCTAAGGCACTACAAAGTAAGTTGGACGATACAACTGTATTGATAGTTCATAATGGACAGCATGACATGCCTTGGCTATGGGAGAGTGGATTTACATATACAGGCGACATATATGATACCATGTTAGGTGAGTATGTATTGATGAGAGGCAACCATATAGAGATGACATCTACTGGTTCTTTTAAGAAGAAGTCACTAAGCTTAGGTGAGTGTGCCATAAGGCGTAAGCTAGATTGCCAGAAGGATGACACCCTAAAGAGATACTTTAAGGAAGGTTACAACACTAATGAGATACCATTAAAGGAACTTACATACTATCTAGAGTGTGACCTATCAACGACACGAGACTTATACATAGATCAGCTAGGCGACTACGCTAAGCCGGAGAGTGAGTCTCTTATCAATATTAGAGATATAACATTCAAGGTATGCCTGTGCCTATCTCGTATGTATTCTTCTGGTATCAAGGTAGACCTAGAGGCTCTTGACTCTGTGCGTAAGGAGTTCGAGAAAGAGAAGGTAGACATAGAAGGGCGTCTACAGACTAAGGTGCGTAAGCTTATGGGAGATACTCCTATCAATCTTAACAGCCCAGCGCAGATGTCTGAGGTAGTGTACAGTAAACGTGTTAACAATAAGAAAGAATGGGTAATACTATTCGAACACACCAAGACAGACAAAGAGTATAGAGATGCAGTCAATGCTAACAGTACACAAGTACGTAGGACTACAGCTTTTACATGCCCTGATTGTAATGGTATTGGTAGTGTCCATCGCATCAAGAAGGATGGAACAAAGTTTGCTAGGACGAACAAGTGTAAACCATGCGAGGCAAGAGGATATCAACTCAAGAAGACCAACGAGTTAGCAGGGCTAGGCTTTATGCCACCTAGCAAACAGTGGGTAAGCGCTAATGGTTTTAGTACAGGCAAGGATAACTTAGACAAACTTATGTCTACAGCTAAGTCTAATGGCATGGATAGTGCAGTAGATTTTCTTGGGGATCTTAAGCGTCTATCAGCTATCAGTAGCTACCTCTCTAGTTTTGTTGAAGGCATATCTGTATATACGAAACAGGATGGGGTGCTACACGTTGCTCTCACTCAGCACATTACCAGTACTGGTAGATTTTCCGGACGTAACCCTAACATGCAGAACATGCCAAGAGGTGGTACGTTTCCTGTTAAGAGGGTGTTTGTTTCTCGTTGGGATGGTGGGAAAATCATGGAGGCAGACTTTGCTCAGCTAGAATTTCGTATTGCAGCATTTTTATCTCAGGATGCTACTGCTATCAAAGAGATTGATACAGGCTTTGATGTACACAATTACACAGCTAAGGTCATTACTGATGCAGGTCAGCCTACGTCACGCCAAGAAGGAAAATCGCATACATTTGCTCCTTTATTTGGAGCTACAGGGTATGGACGTAGCCCAGCAGAAGCGGCATACTACACGCACTTCATTAAGAAATACAAAGGTATAGCGGCGTGGCACAAGAAGCTAGGAGATGAGGCTATACGCTTTCAAAAGATTACTAACGTAGGCGGTAGGCAATATGCCTTTCCTAACACAGAGAGAAGACCTAATGGTATGCCTACCAACTTCACAATGATAAAGAATTACCCTGTCCAAGGCTTTGCAACAGGAGATGTTGTACCTGTAGTATTACTAGAGCTAGAAAATAGGTTACAATCTATGCGCTCACTTGTAGTCAACTCTGTGCATGACTCAATGGTGATTGACATACATCCCTATGAAGAAGCTCAGGTTATAGCTATTATAAATACCTTGAACATGGACTTGAACGATATCATCTATGACTACTACAAAGTTAAGATGAACGTACCTCTACTTTTAGAGGCTAAAATAGGCCCGAATTGGCTTGACACAATAGACGTATGAAGGTATAACTTACCTTCCTTATAAACCCTCATAGATAAAGGAATATAATATGAGTAATGAAGTAGCAATAGCCGTAGAAGGCATGTCCCTAGCAGAAGCAATGGGAATTAGTGCATCCGCCGGATCAAAATCAACACTCGCTCGTGTAGCGCAAGTACAGACAGCTTTGACAGTTACCGATAAAGAAGGTGACGAGCATATCAAAGTACCTGTTGGTTCCTATAAGGTAACCATGCCTGACGGAGCGATTGTATACAGTAAGACAATAACTATTCGTTTGTTCTCACAACGTCAGCAGTGGCAACAATACGATAGCGCATCAAATACGATGCATAAGTCATTACTACATGCTAACCTTAATGTTGATCTAAAAGACACTACAGGTAAGTTTAATCTTGGGCGTCCATCAGGTTACATTAAAGACTTTGCATCATTACCGGAAGCAATGAAGGGAGTCATCCGTAGTGTTAATCGTGTCAAAGTAATGCTTGGTATGGTGTCATTAGATAAAGCTACAGACGAAGTAGGCAATGTATTGAAGGACTATAATGAAGATATGCCCTTTGTAATGGATGTAAAAAATAATGAATCTATAAAGGCTATGGATTCATCTATCTCACAGATCCTAGCTAAGAAGCTAACACCTATCGAGCATACTATTAAGTTAGGCAATGATAAGCGTGACCACCAGTCAGGTGTTAAGTATGCCATCATTGTACCATCATTAGGTACTAAGGTTTCCTATGGAACAGGCGATAGTGATACACTACGTTCTTTCCTTGATTGGGTTACAAGTACTAACAACTACATCGAAGGTAAGTTTGATGAAGTGTCAGTAGGGTCTATATCCCCAGAAGAAGCCGCAATAGTAGGGTCTATCGTAGAAGTTAAAGAGTTCGAAGGATGATCCACCCCGCTGAAATATCAGTACATGCATTCCTTCGCTCTGCTATTGAAGGTAAGTCAAGTATGAGCGAGGAAGTAATACAGCAAGTAGCCACAGATGTGGCTGCTGCACTTAACAAGCAGTTCAATAGTGGGCCTCGTGACCAATTTCGTTTACGTATGTCTAACATTGGACGTCCTAGATGTCAGCTATGGTTTGCTAAGAATGATCCTGACCACGACTGCGAGAAACCTACATCATTCATGCTGAACATGTTAATGGGCGACTGGACTGAGGCCATCTTTAAAGGGGTACTACGTGCCGCTGGGGTATCCTTTGATGACAACGCAGATGTCACGCTACAGGTGGGTGACACCACCATAAAAGGCGAGTATGACATGGTTCTGGATGGTGCTATGGATGACGTAAAATCTACAACACCATATGGGTACGATCAAAAGTTTTCTAGTTTTGAAGATTTAACTAGGAAGGATGACTTTGGTTATGTAGCACAGCTTGTAGGTTACGCTAAAGCCGCTAACAAAAAAGTAGGTGGCTGGTGGGTAATCAACAAAGTCAATGGTGAATTTAAGTATGTATCAGCAGAGACAGCTAACGTTGATGAAATAATGGAATCCATAAAGGGTACTGTTGACTATATCAATAACGATGAGCCTTTTAAACGATGTTTTGAGGCTGTACCTGAGACTTTTAGAAAGAAACCTAGTGGTAACATGAAGCTAAGCATGACGTGTAGCTGGTGTGACCATAGAAAAAAGTGCTGGCCTGAATTGCAAGAGATTGATTCAAAGGTATATACAGGCGGCAAAGCTCCACCCCAAGTAAAATATGTTTATTTAAAGGAAGAAAACTAATGGCTATAATAACTCTTGAAGAAACAAAGTATGAAACAGACGACATGTCTAAAGAAGCGCAGGATGTAGTAAAGATTGTTGAAACTAACCAACAGGCCTCTACCATACTGAACCATACCTTACAGTGTGTTAACGCTATAGGTAGCATGAAGCTAAAAGAACTTAAGACTTTACTGGGTGATACAAAAGATGGCAAAGAACTATAAGCGAAAGCATAGTGCCAGTAAATATAGGAGCGGCCTCGAAGATGAGGCTGTTCTTTTCCTTGCTAAACGTCAGAAGAAAGTACGTTATGAAAAGCTCAAGATAGAGTGGGAAGATTTAAAGTATCGCACATACACCCCTGACTTTGAATTAGATAATGGTATTATAATTGAAACCAAAGGAAAATTTGATCCAGATGATAGGCGCAAACATCTTGAAATAAAGAAACAACACCCTGAGTTAGACATACGCTTTGTGTTTAGTAATGCTAAGGCTAAGTTAAACAAAGGAGCTAAGTCTAGATACTTTGAGTGGTGCGATAAGAATGGTTTTCTATGGGCACACAGAGTTATCCCCGAAGACTGGCTCAAAGAACCCGGCAAGTGTACTAAGTTAGATCGTATAGAAGTTAAAACATGCAAGTTAGCCCATTGCACAGAAAGGAATTAGTATGCCTTATGAATTAGGAGACGATGAAGTTGCTCTCATAATACGCCCAACAGATTATAAATTAACCGAGAGTGAATGGTTAGGTAAGATCCAAACTGGTATAGCTGTTGGTGATAACTTTGATTTACCGGATGATGTACTGAGTGATCTGGTACATGTGGCTACCTTGTGTACATCCTTATTAGATATAATGAATGAGGATGATGATCTCTATGAACGTGTCATGGAACATAGACATAACATCTTAATAGAAGAGATAAATAAGCGTCAAGAGCCTTTACAAAATAAGAGTGGCGAGGTAATAAACTTTAACGCTTTTACTAAAACAAGAGGTAACGCATGACAGAAAAGTATGATCCAGTTAAACGCCCAGCGCACTACAATCAAGGCGGTATTGAATGTATAGATTACTTACGTCAGGTGCTAGGCTTAGAAGGTTTCATTCATTATTGCCACGGCAACCTTATTAAATATCAACACAGGTATCGCTACAAAGGTAACGGCGTAGAGGATATGGATAAAGCTGAGTGGTACTTAAATAAAATGAACAAAGCCCTTAAGGAGAAACACAAATGAAAGATAAAACCTTTGGAGTATCCTTTTCTGTAGTTGTTGAGGCTGATAACAATATCTTAGGATCATACGATGAAGATCACATCAATGATGTACATGACTTAATTGTAGATATAATTTATGACATTGATGATATAAAGAGTATTAATAATTTAATAGTAAAGGAAAAAGAGTGATAACGTCTTTTAGAGAGTACCAAAATAAAGCAGTAAGCTTTGCTATATATCCGGCAACACACAAGGTACTATACCCTACGCTAGGGCTTTGTGGTGAAGCAGGTGAAGTAGCTGATAAGGTTAAGAAGCAGGTTAGGGATGGTGTCTTCAATAGACATGAGGTAGCTAAAGAATTGGGTGATGTACTGTGGTACTTAGCTAATCTTGCTAATGATATTGGTTATAACTTAGATGAGATAGCTGATATGAACATAGAAAAACTTACCAGTAGACAAGCCAGAAACAAAATAAAAGGGTCAGGAGACAATAGATGAAACTTGAAGTATCACAAATAGATGTTATCAAAAAATTAAAACGTATAGTTCAGAAGGATGATTTAATATTTGTTAACCCTGAAACACTGGAAATAGTTGAACAAGTAGATCTAACGAACTTAGAAGATGCTACCATTACAAGTGCATACCTAATGAATAACGAAGATGGAACTCTTAGTTGGGTAGATTTTGATGAAGACAATCAAGAACTTATAAAGTTTGACAGCTTTGATGAATATAGGAAATACGCAGAGGAGAATAAATAAAATGAACAACCACCTACCAACAGACTACCAAGCATTCATTCACAAGTCACGGTATGCTAAGTACCATGAGGGTTCGGGACGTGAGTCATGGGACGATACAGTCACACGTTTCTCTACGAACGTCATTCGTGACATGGTTGACCCTGCTACTAAGAGACAGATTGAGGAAGCCATCCTTGGCCTAGAGGTCATGCCATCCATGCGGTCACTGATGACAGCGGGTGCTGCTGCTGATCGTGACAACACCTGTATGTACAACTGTAGCTACCTAGCCGTAGATGATCTTAAGTCCTTCGATGAGGCTATGTTTATCCTGCTATGTGGTACTGGTGTAGGCTTCAGTGTTGAACGTCAGTCTATCACGAAGCTTCCTGAAGTCCCTGAATTATTCGAGAGTGAGACTAACATTGTCGTAAAGGATAGCAAGGAAGGTTGGGCTAAGTCTCTACGTCAACTTATTGCACTGCTGTATAGTGGTGAAGTTCCTACATGGGATGTGACACGAGTACGTCCAGCGGGTGCACCACTCAAGACATTCGGTGGTCGTGCATCTGGCCCAGCGCCATTGATTGACTTGTTTAACTTCACCATTGCTACATTCAAGAAGGCATCGGGCCGTAAGCTTAACTCTGTTGAGTGTCACGACATTATGTGTAAGATAGGCGAAGTAGTTGTAGTAGGTGGAGTACGCCGTAGTGCTATGATTTCATTGAGTAATTTATCTGATGATCGTATGCGTCACGCTAAATCAGGGGCATGGTGGGAGAATGATCCACAACGTGCTTTAGCTAACAACTCTGTGTCCTATACTGAGAAGCCAGATAGCCTATCATTCATGCGTGAGTGGATGGCTCTAGTGGAAAGTGGTAGTGGTGAACGTGGTATCTTTAATCGTGAGGCATCTAAGAAGCAAGCGGCTAAGAATGGTAGACGTGATCCTAACTATGAGTTCGGGACAAATCCTTGCAGCGAGATAATTTTACGCCCAAACCAATTCTGTAATTTAACGGAGTGTGTAGTACGTGCAACTGATACAATTGAAAGCTTAGAAAACAAAGTACGCATCGCTACTATATTAGGTACAATACAATCATCCTTCACTAAGTTCCCGTATCTACGTAAAATATGGAAGGATAATACAGAAGAGGAACGCTTACTTGGTGTGTCTATGACAGGTATTATGGACAACCCACTGATGACAACATCTAACGAAGAATTGGATACTACTCTTGAACACCTCAAACAGATCGCTGTTACTACTAACGCTAAGTGGGCTAAACGCCTTGGCATCCCTGCTGCTAGTGCTATCAGCTGCGTTAAACCTAGCGGTACTGTATCCCAGTTGGTTGACTCTGCTAGCGGTATACATGCTCGGCACTCAGCCTATTATATTCGGACTGTACGTGGAGACAACAAAGATCCGCTAACTCAATTCATGAGTGATCAAGGCATCCCTAATGAGCCTGACGTAATGAAGCCTGATCAAACTACAGTGTTTAGCTTTCCTATGAAAGCACCAGAGGGTGCAATAGTTACTGCTGACATGTCTGCCGTTGAACAACTAGAGATGTGGTTAGCTTATCAACGTAGCTGGTGTGAACATAAGCCATCAGTAACTATTAACGTTAAGAATGATGAGTGGTTTGAAGTAGGTGCATTTGTATACAAACACTTTGATGAAATGTCAGGCGTATCATTCTTGCCATTCAATGAGCATACATACCAGCAAGCACCTTACCAAGACTGTGATGAGTCTACATACCTAGAACTACTAAAGACAATGCCTACATCAATTGATTGGGATAAACTATCTGACTATGAACAAGAAGACAATACTGCAGGTAGCCAAACATTAGCATGTTCCGGTGATAGCTGTGAGATTGTAGACTTAGTTTAATGTGGGTAGTAATAACTAGAAACCAATGTAACTTCTGTGACTCCTCGTTAGCTTTGCTACGAGGGGTTGCTGGAAGTCAGGTAACTACATACAACGTACAGTCACCTAGTAGCAAGTGGCTATTGACCTTTATGAAGGAAGCAGGGTATACTACAGTACCTCAAATATTTAAACCAGATGGCTCTTACCTTGGGGGCTATACAGAACTAAAGGAATATCTAAGTGACAGCAGTAAGAAAAAACTTTAGCCGTGCATTGTATCAAGCTTACGATCAGAAAGCTAAAGATACGCTAGTAGACCTTCTAATATCAAAAGGTCATACTATAGTTAATACCGAAGAGAACTATTTTGTAGATGTCGTTTCTCAGAAAGACGGATATACATACTTCAATGAAGCCGAAGTCAAAGTAGCTTGGAAAGAAGATTGGCCTACACATTGGTCTGAGATCCGTATACCAGAACGTAAGCAACGTTTACTAGATAAGTATGATGGTACTAATGGAGTATTAAACTTCTATGTATTCCGTGAGGACATGAAGCAAGTATGGCGTATTAAAGATACGCTACTGACTAAGGAAAGCCTAGCAGAAGCTAAGGGTAGGTACATACAGAAAGGTGAGTTATTCTTTCATATACCTTACACAGAAGCGGAGCTAGTTAATACGTGACACTCGAAGAGGAAGCACAAGAACACATTAAAGCTAGTCGTAACAAATTTCTTAACGAACTAGCTGACTACATGGAGAGTGTAGAAGTGTTTATATGTGACAACCTTTGGGAGAGCCACGAAAGAGATAATGCATTAAAGGCCTACACAGAGATGTATCTCTGGGCTAGACAATGCTCAGATCTTCACGGCGTTAAATAAGAATAGAAGGGGCGGCTTGTGTCGCCCTTTTCTTTTAATTTAAGTTAGTTAAAGATGTAGCTCTATCTTTTTGATTGTCTTTATTTAGTTTTATATAATATACTAAGAAGTCTATTTCTTCTTCTGTCATTTCTGTAAGGTCAATATCAAGATTTAATTTTTCTATAGCCTTAATCACAAGCTTCTCTGCAGTATTACCATTACTCAATTTAAAAAGTTTAGCAGTTTTACTATCTTGGTTACTATAGCTATTTTCTAAGGAAAAGAGTACATCCTTTTTAGCCATACTTAGTATCTTAGATAGTGAAGCTTCTTTATCCTCCTGTGAAGCATTCTTCCAACCCTCTTTTGATATGGTATTTTCAGCGTAGTTCTCCAAGTACTTAAATATTAATCTATTAATATCATTCTGTACCTCTGGTATAAAAGACTTAATCTCTGTTCGCCAATCAGGTTTACCTACCTCATTAAACATCTGTTGTATACTAGACTGTGCTGAAACCTCACGATAACCAAAGATACGACCTATAGGTGAAGGTTTACGTACATCAGATGTAGCAGTATACTTTTCAGGAGCTAACTCTTTTCCGCTAAGTGCAGAAAATATTTGATCTACATAACGCCCAGACTTAGTAGCCCATAGAGGCCCTTGTTTACGATCAATGGTTTTGTAATCCTCACCACGCATTAATCCAACAATCTGATTAACAGGATCAAGAGGTCTGCTGTACGCACTTGCATACATAGAAAAAGAGTCTCTAAGCATTCCTATAGATTCCTTCTTCCAGTCAGCATCTCCTCCAGTAGCTAAAGATAGTAGCAAATCTCCTGTCTCTTTAGTAGTCTCGCCTAAAGTTCTAGTAAGATTTCTAGTACCAAAAGTATCTAGAAACTGCTTTTTAACACCTTCTGGAACAAATCCATCCTTGATTAGATGCGCTGCCATACGTCCCATAGCTTTGTAATAGCTAATAGGAAAATCATAAGTACGATCTCTTATTGATCCATCAGAGGTTCGTTCTTGGAATACACCCAAGCCTTCCTCCATGTTATCCTTCTCACGATAGGCCATTAGACCAATCAAAGAATAACCTGCCGCAGCCTTAGTGTATATGTCCATAGGATCACGGCTTGTTTTAGCGAAGAATTTATGGGCAATAGTAAGTCCTGTGTGGTCAAACATATGACCTAGTGTGTTGTTAAAGAATTGTCCAAAAGGAACCATCGCACCAAGGAAAGGTACCTTACGCATGTTTTCTATCAAACCAGCTATCTGACCTAATGAGTCTTTAGACTTGTAAGATTTAGCAGAAACCATACGAAGAGCATCTTGGACAGCGGATGCTTGCATTTCTAGATATAAATCTCCCTTTAAACTCTTATAGAGATTTTCATCTTGTATAAATTCTGCATAAGACTTACCGCCAAAGTTTAAGCGTACTTGCTTATCCATCTGGTACATAAAAGCCTGCGTCTTACTTAGTATGTCTTGAGCTTTAACACCATAAACATTCTGAGCAAAGTCCATAACTTTAGTCCAAGTTCCCTCATCAGGAGCACCATCTAACTTAATACCTATGTCCTTGTACACATCCTTAAGTTCTATACCACCAGATATATAACGAAATAATTCTTTCTGAGCTTTAGGGTTATAAGCTAAGAAATCCATTGCGGCTTCTTTTGTAGCATAAGGATTGACTAGGTTTCTAAGTGCTTGTCCTTGTAATGTTAACATAGACTTAGCAAGATTAGCATATTCTTTAGCATTTACTTTGTTACCTACAAGTGCTGCTACTAAGGATCTTCCGCCATATAAACCACCACGTACAACGTCTGAGTAAGACTGTAGTCCTGATGTCCCTAACCAACCAGCAATGTTTAATGCAACAGTACCGGGGTGTGTAACTAATAAACGAATAAGATTCTGTTGTATGGCAGCAGTTGTTTCAAACATTTTTTCTTTAGTTGCAGGAAAGCCTACTAAAGGTTCTATCTCTGCTTCCGTAGCAGATAACATCTTTTCGTCCTTAGTCTTTCCTTTGGCCTTCTTTACGCTTCTCACCCACAGACTCAAAGATCCTAAACTTCTACCAGCACTAGACACTTCACTAGCCATAGCATCCATAGCATCATTTAATCCCATCTTGTTATAAGCAGGAACCCTTTGCATTGTAGTCTCGTACAATTCTGTTATTTCAGATCTGATACCTTTAGGTAAAGCCTTAATACTTTCAGTAATGAAGTCTGTAAGGTTTGCAAATGTACCATCATTCCTATAGTCCCTTTGTATGCCGTAGTCATCAAAGATCTGACTAACACCCTTGAATGTACCACCCTCAAGATCTCCATGAAGAAAAGCATCCATAAATACTGCTGATCTGGGTTCTACTACACCAGCACCTTCTCTTAATTTAGTATCTCCATCTAGTACCTTAATAGCCCAGCGCTTCGTTGCCTTATTGTTTTCACGAAGAGCCTTTCTTATGTCTTTCATATTAAAGTCTTTAATAGATTTACCTATATCCTTACCTAAACCTATCTTAGCCGCCGCCTTAGCTCTTGCAGCATTCTTCTCTGCTTCTAACATGAAGTGAGTAGCTATAGGCAATGTGTTAGCTGTGTGTGGTGCTTTATTAAGTAGACTCATGCCATAAGCTAAGCTACCACCTACAACACCAGTAGCACCAGTAACAACGCCTTGAAGAACATTGTACTCACTCTGTACGCCTGTAGTAATCATTGCTTGTTGATATGCGGCATCAACGCCTACAGATGCAGATGCGTCAAACGCAGTACCAGCCATAATCTCTGTACGTGTCTGTTCTTTTAGTTTCTTCTGGAAAGCACCTTTTCGTGCGCCCTTAATAGCCTCACCCTTAAGAAGTTTAGAAAGTACTTCTCTTTCAATTATACTAGCTCGTTGTTGTTTTGCAGGAGTAGACTTCTTTAGTACACCCTTACCAAATTCTTTAATAAGTGTTTGTTTGACGGCTTGTTTAGCTAAGGTTGCAGCAGCTTTAGTAGCACCGCCTGTTATCAACTTACCTATACCAAGAGATAAAATGTTAACAGGGTCTACAATAAGAGCACGAGCATAGTCGCCTACAGCGTCAGCCTTCTGGCCTAAAGTATA